GTTTTCTGCTTTAGTAACAAGCTCTGTCTGTGTAGTTGGGTACTCAAGCTGTAGTTTGTATTTACCTTCAGACCATACCAAGTCCGCATTACCCATAGCAAGTAGAATTTCATCTACGTTATCTCTTAGGGGTGCCGCTGGGTCTAATGTGACGTTACACTCATAAAGAGGTAGTTCGTTAACATTGTAGCCTTGACGGATAGTTACATTAGAAAGTTCTTCACTTGATACTTCACCGGAGGTAGTAAATCCCGGAGCAACTGAAGATACTACTACGTCTGCGATATCAATTTCCATTACACCTGTAACACTATTAAAAGTACCTACTGAGCCTGAAACATCTTGTGGGATAGTGTAAATTGCGTTTCCACCAGCATTAAACTGAAGCGTGTCAGTTCCAGACGCAAAATCACTGTAGACCTGTGCCATATCAGTGTTACCAATACCAAAGATAGATATCCACCCTTCTCCAGATCTAGTAAATGCTCCCATGTTTCCCGGTAGGCTTGAGTAATCGTAATTTCCATTTCCCCATACTTTGCCTTGTTTACCAATTGGACCAAGCCCTAGTGCGGGGTTAACAGTAGAGGCGCTTAAAACACTCGCATCATAGAAAGAAGGGATGTTTAATTCGTTGATTGCCAATCCCATCCCGTAGTCTGCTGTTAAATAGTCTAGCAAAATTAAAGCAGGGTTAGTTGTGTATACCTTAGTGCTTGTACGGTCATAGGTGTAAACATAGTTTCCTACGGTGCCCGTTCTTGTAATGCTAGGTACTTTTAAACCCTCAACATAGAAGGACATATCCGGGATACCATAGTACTGAGGCTCATCTCTGTCTAAGTGGAATACGCCTGTAGCATAAGCTACATCTGTAAATTTGTTACTAGTTGGCATTCCATTAGAGGAACCTAATGAGTCTACTTGTCCACCCTCATTAAAGGTGTGTATTCTTTGACCGAAGTTAAGAGAAGTATCGAACCAGTTCTGCTCATCAACCTCAATGTGCTTAACCGCGTTAATTCCCCCTTGGCATATAGCGTATTGAACAGTTAAAAACTGGTTACGCCGATGTTTAGATTTAGAGAAAGTAATTGAGCTTTGGAGTCCGGGTGCCCCGCTTTGTGCCCACTTCTTTGCTTGGGAACTCTGGGTTCCGGGAGAGGTAAACGAAGAAGAGGTTTTAGCATTAGTTACTACTGCCCCTACTTTATTTCTCCCATAAAGGATAGGTAGAGAGCGGGGTTCCCCTTTAACGGTTGCTTCAAAGCCTTTACGCTTATCTGCTTCTGCTTCCATTCTCTTTTTCATTTTCTGTTGCTTGGAGTATGTAAATACTGCCGAAACAACTGCGATAATTATTGACCAAATCATTATACTTTACCCCATTTTAGTTCAACTGCTTTAGCCGCCGCATACACAGCGTCCATGCAAGAGTCGGTAGAATCAATGTTTCGTTGAGTGTCTTTGTCTGTCATTCTATTATTAGTGCGGTCTAATGCCGCAAATGGAGATGCGCATTCTATAATCGCATCTTTAGTACCCTCTAACGGGTTGGTCTCAATGGTCATGCCATCAATTCGCCCTTTGTAAAGGATATCAAAATCAGAAATGTTACCTTCGATGCCCATTGAAACGGTTACTACAGTTCCAAGCGCGTTATTTTCGAAGTGTGCTTTGTATGTGTTATCGAAGTCCACTAATCTAATACGATACACTTCCCTATCTAAAACGGAAGTTAGCTTGGGAGGGTCAAGTTGTGTCAACCCTCCATCTGCTACATAGGTATTACCGCCAACCACTATGTCATAGGGTAGGTTGGTCAATCTAACAGTACCACCAGTGAACTCCATCTGCAATATAAGGTACGGCATAGCCAAGTCAGATGTTAATGCCGTGAGTATTGAAGTAGGAGTATTTTTCATTATAAAGCCTCTATTAAATTAATTGTACCTAACTCAGACAATACACCGTCTGTATAGGTAATTCCTTGAACGTTAGTTATGTCTCGGTAAGCACTTAGGGTTATCGCATCAGTATCTCTATAGAGTATCTGAGTTGACCCGGCTACTGAGGTTCTTAAGCTTGGGTAAATATTTAAAAAGTCACTACCATCACCTGTTACAGTTTCGGTTAATAAATAAATTTTATCGTGGTTTGAAAACTTAATAAAACGACCCTTATTAATTGTGTTGCCAAGCCCTAACCCTGATATTGCAATAGTAGAATCCCCTACTAATTGCGTACCACTAAAAGTAGTGATTGAGGATGTGCTTGTACCAGAAGAAATAGCTTCTCCTCTTACGTTGAGTTGAGGCATTTCTAAGGTTAGTTTATCATGGAAGGTAGACACCATATCAGCGAAAGTGCTAGATGCATCTGCCATTATTACTTTAAATTCCAGCTCCCATCTTTGAGCACCTTGCTTCACCCTACGGACCCTTAATGATACAGAGTCCGCAGAGAAAACAGGTTCGTTAGATGAGAGTCGGAATGGTGCCACTATTTGTTGACCTTGAAAAGTGTACGCCATTCTTTTTCTCCTTATCTATTTTGTTCACGGTTGTGTTGGTTTACGCCAGAAGCGATTGAAGGGAGCATCCCAAATATTTCTTTCTTGGTTTGTCTTGAGATGTCACCAGTGATGTTGATGTGCTGAACAGTCTGTTGGCCGTTGTTGCTTGGTCTCCCTGCTACTTCTTGCATTATTGTATTAGAAGAGCCTCGCAAGTCTACCCCTCCACCATCAGCAAAAGCAGGCATACTGCCCTGATTGATTGCTTCTAGCATTGGTCTAAACTTTTTAGTAGAGGCCGCGTTAATAACAAATTCTCCATTTGAGAGCTTTGCCATAATGCTATCACTAGTTCCTGTACCCGGCCCTCTAACAGCTCCACCATCAGCGAAACCAAAAAGACCTAATCCAGCAGATAGTAGACCACCCATACCACCGCCGCCTCCGCCGCCTCCGAACATACCCATAAGGCCTTCGAATGCACCAGAAAGACCGCCAAGTAGACCATCAAAGATACCTCCCATTCCACCTAGAAGACCATCAAAGATACTGCCGAATGATCCGGTTATCCCTTTAAAAGCATCAGTGAGACCAGAGAACATACCGCCATCTTGGAACATAGCCTTAAGCCCGGAAAGCATACCGCTTCCTTCTCCTTCTTTGCCTAAGAGTTTAGAACCCGCACCTTTAAGAGACTCCTTTTCTCTATTATTAGGACCTTTGAGAGCATCTGCAATCCCTCCCATAATGCCGCCTTTACCAGAGAATGCGTCAAAGAACGCGTCTAAGAAACCTTCAGCGAAGCTAGCAATACGGTCCGATAAACCTTGTTCTAGTTTACCAGTAATCATAGCCGCCATTGTTTCACCGAAGCTACTTTTACCCGTCATAGCACCTACAATAGAATCACCAAAGCCTTGGCCTAGGGTTTCTGCAGTCTTAGAGTTAAGCAGTATATCTTCTCGGTCTTGCGCAAGTCTTAATTCAAACTCAGTAAGCCTTGTGTTGTAAGCTAAAGTCTCACGTAACCGTTGCTCTCGTCCTGCTTTATCTACTCCGTAATCTTCTGCTTGGATACGCGCAAGTTCAGCTGACAATTTTTCTGCCTGCCTTACTGCTTCAATTCCGTACTCTTCACCTATCCTAGATACCGTCTCTAAATCAAAGTTAATACCGATATCACTAAAGGCTTTAAGAGTCTTCGAAAAGTTATCCAGTTGAGAAGTGTCAATATCAACGTTTAAAGCATCACCGACGGTTTTCTGAAGCTCCGCTTTATTTTTCTCTAGATCAGAGAGAGTAGCAGGGTCACCTAATGCCTCAGTGACTTTTAAATTAACTTTTCTAAGTTCAGCGGCATACTTATCAACACGTTCTCGTAGCTCAGGTCCGAGGTCCATATACTCACTCAAGCTAATAGAAATATCCGAGTTAGCAAGATCAGAAGTTACCCTGTCAAACATAGACAATAAGCTTCTTTCTGCGCCTTCAACTAAAGCATCGCCTTCTCTTTCGAGGTTAACTAGGGCTAGTTGAGCTTGGGCAAGGGAGGGTTGGTCTGTACCTATTCTTCTTAGTTCAGCAATCTCTCTTTCTTTCTTTATGATCTCTTCTTGCTTCTTAGTAATATTGTCCATTACGGTGTCAGTCAGTTTACCTATAAGCCCCGCATCTAAGCCTAATTGAGTAGCTAGATCGAATGTAGAAAAAGCTTCTAACTTAGTCCCGACTTCACCCATCTTATGTCCTACCTCGTCTAGCAGGGCTAATTCGGCGGCGATTTGATCTTTCCTACCGTTGGGGTTTAAGGCGAAATTAGCGGCGATTTCTTGTATCCTGCCGTTAATAACTTCCGCTTCTCCTATCAGTTTGTTATAAGCAAGTTGTTCAACCGCATTTAAGCGAGTATACTCTGCTTGAGACTTCATGCTGATAGCTTGTGAACCAAATAAGTCACTAGCTTCTGATAATCGTTCGTTCAGAAATTCATACGCAGTAGTCATCTCTTTTATTTTCTTGCCTGCATTAACCTGACGAATCAGCGCATTAGTTACAGTTTCGAGTCTGTTTTCTTGGACAACTAATTGGCGATTTAGAGTATCAATTGCCCCTTGGTCCTCAAAGAAACCAAAGAACCTTTTTGCATCTCCAATCTCTGCTCGTATCTTTTGAATGTTTTGAAGAGTAGAATCCATCAAGCCTCTAGTTTCCGCATTGGTAAACTCTTTTAAGTCGTCTGCGTTTACATCTAGGTCAAGGAAAAGAGTAGGGTCTATCTCATCAAGTAGTTGCTGGACTGCACTTCTGTCTTCAATGTCGAAGAGAGCAAAGCCACTTCCAAAAGTATCGTTAAAGAATTGCAACACACCATTAATATTTCTCTTTAAGTTGTTGCTAAAGTATGTAGAAGCCGCAGTCCACTTAAGGGACATAGAAGTAGAAATATCATCGATCCATGCCATAAACCAAACAGAGTCAGCTAATTCTTTTCTCATACGATATAAGGTTTCTTCGTTTGCTGTTTCAATAGCATCAAAAGTTTCTTTTACAGTTTTAGGTTCAGAAACAACATTGATGTTTAAATCAACTCCCATACCAAACAAGTTAGCTAGTTTGTTTCTTGTATTAATACCTTTCTTAGCAACACCATCTACTTCTTCACCCGCAGTGCTAGCCGCCGCTCCAGTAGAAGAGAACATGGCAATCAATGCTAGTAACCCAATCATAAAGGGAGCGAAAGGCCCAGACATAGCAACCCACATCATCCGTGCCGCATTTGCTACAACGCCCAATACCCCCGCTAGCGTACCAAAGGATAAACTAAGTCCAAGGTTAGCCGCAATTTGGACCGCTGATCTAGCAATGTTAGCGACAAAGGCGATGCCTTGAGCAATGATAGCTGTAGTAGTAGCAATGATACTAGATGCAGTAGCAAGCATACTAACCGCTAGTGCTTTGAAGCTAAAGTTAGCAATTGCTGTTTGTATGTTAATCAGGGTAAAACCCGATGCAATACTTTTAAGGTTAGCTAATGAAAAGAAACTAAAGACTCCACTGAGAGCAGGGATAGCTTTAAGTAATGCGCTAGTCATAGCCGCGATACCTGTTAAGATGTATCCGAAAACCGGAGCCATTACACTCCTAACTTTACCAAATAAACCTGCGCCTCCTTCTAAGCCAAAAAGCATAGTAGAAATAGCACCTTTTGCATTAGTGAGAGTACCTGCAATTATGAGGGTTCTAATGTTACCCATTATAGCGCTGACCGCTTTAAATATTTTACCCGGACCTTTACCTATCATTAAGGCAAAGAGAATACCTGCACCTGCGGCACCACCTAGAGAGCCTAGGAGTCCGAGGGTTAAAGTATTAATTAGGTTAAATAAACCACGAACGAGATCACCAATGATCCCAAATGAATCAAGGAAGCCATTTACGAAGCCAGTTGTAACATCACCTAACAATCCAACAATTTGTGGAATTGCTTTAGCGATACTTGCGGCTAAACGACCGCCTACATCACCTAGAGACTCAAGCGCATTGCTTAAGTCAGTACCGAATAAAGCGAGTACTGCGTTAATAGCGGAAGTTAGTTCTTGCCTCATTAAGAGACCCGCTAAGATTGCTACTGATTTAAAGGGTAAAGTGAATGCTACGATAGAGCCAAAAGCGGCGGCAGAGATAGCACTACCAAAAGTGTCAGTTAGTATTCTACCAATAGGTCTAAAGAGTTCAGCAATAGCGCTGAGTCCTACAACAAAACCATCTAAGAAGTTAAACTTACTACCTAAGTCCTGTAATGCAGGTAATCCGTCTTTAACCAAGTCAAACTCACCTGTAAACTGGCGCATCTTATCGATCATGCTGTCTATGCCTTTAGACACGCCAGCAAGACCGCCTTCTGTTGCTTTAACTATGAAACCAATAGCATTAATAGCTCCAAATGCTACTGCGGCAAAAGGAGATACAAGGGCAAGAGCGAAAATAGTTAGTCCACGGAGTAGATTGTTAACTACAAATACCCCAATGTCTAGGTCAGAAATCATTCGGTTAAAAGACTTTCCTACTCCAGCAATAGCGCCTCCTGCAGGTTTAAGTCCGTCTTCAACTCCCTTCCCCATCTTGTTAAAGAAAGTAGGGATAGCCTTGCTCATTTCTTTTAAAATTCTTTGTGTTTCGATGTTGAACATGTATAGTTCAATACGAAGCCTAAGTAACCATAGTTCTCTGTAATCAAAAATCATGCTATCATTTCTGACAATTTTACCAAGCATTGACCAAGACTCTTTAAACTTATCTACAGTTGCATCTAAGAAATCATTGATAGGTTTTAGAGCTTGTCTAAACTCTCTTGCCTTAGCAACTACCTCATCAACTGTATCTGTCCACCAAGAGTTACCAATAATAGCAATGTATGCTTTTCGGAAAGAGTCAGTTACTCTACCAAGAACGTCTGCTACAGTGCCTACGATAAAGCTTAACTTTTTAGTTTCAGAGATAGATCTTCTTACTACTAAACTAAAGTCAAAGTAACCTTCAAAGTTTGAAAATTCAGCTCGGATACGACCAATGCTGTTTATTACAATGCCAACAATTCGGTTTACGCCTATTGCAAACTTTTCAATTGCTTGGGATATTTGAGCAGCAAATACAATTACAGAAACTTCAAATATTGCTATAGCGGCTTGCATATCTCCAATGAAAGAAATTAGTCCTACTGACGCTGATCGGAACCCTTTGGATAAGAAAGAGCGTTCATAGCTAGCAGTCATAACATCTATCCCGGATGCTAGTCGTATAATCATTGTATCTAGGTTGATAAAGAATCTTATTATCTCACCTGTGCCTCTCAATAACTCTACCAAGAGGAAATTCTTAAGTTGTTGTATTCTAATTAGTAAGTCAAGTGGAATCAGCCTATCGAAAGCCGCACTTAACGCGTTAAGTATAGAGCCACCTAAAGTACCTAGTGCTCTAAATACGTCTCCTATTTCTTTACCTACAAGACTAGTTCCTTGAAAAGCACGTAAGAAGTTAGCAATAGGTTCTGCTTGGGCATTCATGCTTTTGCCCATCTTTAGTAGAGAAGCAGAAAGGCCTTCTGTAAAGCCAAAGACTTGGTCTACCTCATTTACTATTCTGCCCATCCCGGTAGTTAATACAAGGAAGGCTTGAGCAAAGGTTACAGGTATTCTTGCAAACTCTTCATCAATAGCTTTAGTTTGCCCTGACAATGCATCTACAACAGCTTGTGCGGACAGCTTTCCTTCGTTAGCAAATGCTCTTAGCTGGCCAATTGTGATACCCATGCCTCTAGCAATAGCTTGTGCTACAGCAGGGGTCTGCTCCATTACGGAGTTTAATTCTTGACCACGTAAAGCACCAGCGGCTAAACCCTGACCTAACTGCACGATAGCAGAGTTGGCAGATTCAGCAGAGGAACCAGAGATAGTAATTGCCTGAGCAATAGAACGAGTAACCTGAATTACGGTCTTCTGCTCAACGCCTAAAATTTTAGTTGCTCGTCCAATACGAGAATATAGATCAGCAAGAGACTCTTGGCTAGATCGGGTTTCTAAAGCGATTTTGTTAATTTCTTTAAATGCGTGAGCTTGCGCTTCAACGCTTTTGTTTGTTAGTGCGATACGCGCTTCTAGTCTACGGTATGAATCCGTGACATTAGTTATAGCCTTACCTGCCACTAAACCAGCAATGCCAGTTGAGAGGATAGCTACGGACTTCTGTAGCTTGTTAGCCATGTTAGTGGTTGTAGTAGCGATTTGGTCTACCGATTTATTTAACTTAGATAAATCCGAACGAGCTTGTCTGGAATTACTTTTTACTTCAATTTGTAAAGCGATAAATCACCCCCTACTGGTTAGCCAAGTACTTTATAGCCTCTTCTAAAAGAGTTATATCGTCTTGAAGATACCCAATTCCTTGATTACATTGATTACACAAGAGACCTCGGACTACACCTGTATCGTGACAGTGGTCAATGTTTGCTCGTCTTGTACCCTTTGGCATTTTGTTTTTTGTGCTAATGCCGAACACTATTTCTACTTCACATATTTTACATTTATGGTTTTGGTCTTCTAGCATTTGAAGAACTTCTTTTCTCCCTATACCGTATTGCCATTGCCATTTTTTATCATCGACGCAAAGCTTACAACTTCCCTTTACGCCATATCGCCCATTAGGGTGAGTATAAAATTCGGTTAAGGTTTTTGTAACTTTGCAAGTACGACATTCTTTAGTTGTGCTCACAATTTCTTCCTCAAAAAATAGCCCCTACCTTAGTGCCACCTATAATTAGGGGCCTATCGATTGGGGCTGGTGTGTTAAATAATTTTGACAAAATTACCTTTCGTCCTAAAGTACTTGGACACAGTATTTTCAATAAAGCGTGGGGGTGCTTGTACAGAAGATCCTGCGTTAAGATTTTGAATGTAAGGAGTACCATTAGTAATATATAATGATTCAACTACGCTCGATTTGACAGGACCAAGGTAAACAGGAGGTTTCCCCTTTGATACCTGACTGTCATAAGTTTGTCGGTTAGTGTTAGTTATTAACCAACTAGATCTTGCGCGCCCTTGATCTACCGGAGTTTTAAACTGTAAATCAGCTATAGCTTGGAAGGCGGCAATACGTTGCGCGTTATTGATAAGCTTAGTAGTTTCTTGGCTTAGATCTTTAAATGTCGAATTGATACCTGTGATCTTAACTGATACTGCCATTATCCTTCCCCTCTATTTTTTATTAGCTGATTCGAGTAAAGCCCCGAACACAGACTTGCTTAGTGTTTGGCGCATTACATCTTCGTCTTCTCTTTCCTCTTGCCATTTCTGGAGAGCGGCTAGCGAAGGGAAAATCTCATGCCCCGGTTTCTTAACTCCTTGTGCATTCATCATAAGGGAGGTACGTTGATCTTCTCTCCAACCTACAGGTCGTGCGGCAAGGTATTGTGCCCATTGTCTTAATTCTGAAGCTGGCATGTCTTGTTCTATTTGGTAGACAGGTATTCCGAGGTGGAATGCGAGGTCAAAAAGCCAAAGCTCTTGCTCGCTTAAGCGTTTCCCTCAGAATCACCCATGCCCATAATAGCTTCAGAAAGCTTAGTGAGTTCGGTTACTGGGAAGGTATCCATCTCTTCGTCAGTTAAGTCTTCAGCATCTACTACTGCTATACGAATAACAGTACGTAGTAAGGCTAATTGGTCTTGATCTTCAGCTGGGATAGCTTGCATTGCTTTTGTTTCTTTCTCAATGAGCTTTGCTTGGCCAACTGTAAGCGTTTTAATTTCTACGTCTCCATCCATGAATGGGACAGTTTTAGTTTGAATTTTACCTAGGTGCTGTTTCATATCTATTAATCTCTTTTATTGAATAAGTTAGTATTGTGCTCTTGAAAATCATCAAGAAGTTTATGCATCTTGTTTAGTACATCGAGGGTCTCAAAGATCTCAGTTCGCTTTTCTACATGCGCAGAACTGCTCTCATCAGAGAAGTCTTTAAACCGATCAAAAGTCTTACGTGTGCTAAAGTCGATATCTTTCTTCATATTACGAAGAGTGGTTTGTAGTACAAAACCTTTATCGAAAGGGGGTTTGCTATCCATTATTATATCCTTAAGTATAGTTAAGAGAAACGAAGGGGCACGAGTGCACCCCTTGTTTCAAATTGCTTTTCTTAATTACGCAGGTAGAGCGTAAGTAGAAGTGCTAGAGTCAGCAACTAGAGCGAAAGGACCGTTAAAGTCGCCATCGATAGTTACAGCAATAGTAGCCTGTAGGCTGTCAGACAAAGAAGGAGCGATCTCGAAAGATGCTACAGTACCGAAGAAATAGAAATCGGCGAACTTGTCAGCGTTGTCAGCAAGTAAAGCTCCAGCGGCATCAGTAGTGATGTTCGCGTCAGCAATACGTACACGGAAGCAAAGACGAGCGGCGCTTTTACGCAAGACGTCTAGATCAGCGTGATCAGCAGGAACGTAGTTCAGAGTGAACTCCAAAGAAGGAGCATCAGACTGTCCAGCAACCTGTGAAGAAGTAGCTTGGCCATAAACAGGAACGTTTACGATGTTAGCTGGAGTACCTAGACCCGGAAACTCACGGATGTTACCGACGTGCTTAACTGCGGCTTCAAGAGTTTCGTCAGTTGGAGTTTGGGTGGCTAGGATAGTTGCACTGTTGCTTACGAACAGAGCGTGTAAGTCAGCGGCAGTGCTGTTAGCGTTTGCGCTAGTGTTTGCTACATAATCCAAAGTAGTGAACTTTGAAGCACCAATAGAAGTAATGTGTGCCATGATATTTTACCTTTTTAAGTTGGGTTAATTGTAATAATTGAAGTCTACAGTATAATCTCCACGAAACAACTCTGGGTTGTCTTTATCGATTCCAAGGACAGATAGGGAACTCTCGTGAGTTTGAGTACCTGTGCCTAAGTGTTTACACTGTAAATTTGTGTCCAGTAAATCTGCAATTTCCATAAGACGTTTTGTGCCTTGGTTTGCTTTAACGTAGACTTGTATGATGACCTGCCCTTTAATTCCGTCTCTGTTATAACCGCCATCCCCAGTTAAAGGGAGAACCTCAATCTTAACAAATTCGAACTTAGTAGCTGGGACCATATAATTGGAAGGGTATGCTGAGATGTTGTTGCTAGACCATAAGGTATTAGCAAATACACTTTCAACATCAGTTAAAATAGTTGTATATTTAGACATTTTAACCCTCCGTTATAAGTAATGTAATCAGACCCGGTTCATGGGTTACCTGAATGATAGTATGAGATACTGTTCCAATAGTAACGGTATCGTATAAAGCAGGATTATTTAAATCCTTTTCTTTGACGTAAACCTCTTTCCGAGGAGCAAGGAGTTCTGCTTCGTCTGGCTTCTGTTTAACAGCAATAACAATAGCTTGAATAGAACTTGTAGTTATCGTTTCGCTTGCAGAGCCAGTGGCAAAGTCATAAGCCCCAGCAGTTTTTTGCCCTAGTGTAACGTACTCAGCTAGGTCGCCTACTGCCGCAAATGCTTTATCTACTGCATTGGTAATTTTAGTTGATAGGGACATACTAGTATCCCTCCCAAGACCTGCTACTATTCCTGACCATCGGGGTGATTCCCCTGCTTACTGCAGAGGGCACGCCAGAAGGGTCCTTAATCTCTTTTAATTGAATAGGACCAACCTTGATATCAGTGATAGTACCAGTCGCATCCAAGAGACCCTCGTTATTCATTAGGTGATAAGCCAACTCGTAAGTTGCTTCCCTAACAAGACGAATGTCTCTCTTCAGTGATGTCTCAGTTTCATCTGTAGCTACAAAAACATAGCTTGATGTGAACGCGATTCTGAGGCCTCTTGCATGGTCCATAAATGAACCTACGCGAGGAAAGGCCAAAGCCTGATCCGCCGATACCGACGAACCATGCCATCTCTTCTGGTCTAACAGTCGAGTAGCAGTGACTAAGGCCTGTTCTTTCATTTCATCGCCTGCGATAATCCAAGCCGCAACGTCTAATCGATCTTCAAAGTAACTGTCTGCTTCACTTGTAGAAACATATGAATTAACACCTTTAGTAAGTGCCATAGAAGTTACCCCTTAGTTAGATTATGCGTGGAAGATTGGCAAGATGCCTAGGTTAAGAAGGTCAGACTTTCTAGCCCAAGAAGGAGTAGCAACAGTACCAGCATAAGCGGCGTTAGTTGCGAAAGCAGTCTGAGTTCCAGTGAAGCTGTATCCACGTGCGTGCATAACATAGCCCCAACGGTACCAAGCAGTAGTTCGTCCAGAACCGCTACCAACGCCTTCGTTGCGGTCGATAGCAACTGGGTTAGGAACAGAAGTGCTGTGCATGAACAAAGAACCGGGAAGCATCATGTAAGATACTTTAGCAGTAGTGATTTCAGTAGTTCCAGAAAGAGCGGCGTGAGTTACTGTGCCTAGAGTCTGTCCGAAGTTACGTGAAACGATAACGCGAATAACGCCACCAAGAAGAGTTTCGAAGCTGATGTTTCCGTCAGTTACTCGCTCGTCGTCAACCAAGTTGGCAACTTTGATGTCGAGGTATACTTCAGGAGAAACAACCATGTATACGAAATCAGGAGTGTAGTCGCTCCATGCACCCATAGCGCGGATGATGTGCTCAACACGTTGGCCAGGAGCAGAAGCGCTCAAGTCAACAAGCTTCTCTAAAGAAGAACCAGTACCGATAGTGTCGCTAGAAGCGGCAACGTAACCGAAAGACTTGCTTCCGTCTGCGTCTACAGCGTTACCAGCAAACAAATCGCTGTACTTAGTACCAGACAGATCGTTAGCAGTCTTAAGCTCAGTGTTCATTACACCAGCAAGACAGCTACGTAGAGCCTGATCTTCGTCTTCAGCACGAGTCTCAGCGAAGTCGCGAGCGATCTTAGCCATTCCGTCTTGTCCAGAGATTACGCTCTGTACCAAGTACTCGTTAGCGCCGTGAGTTCGGACAGTCTTGATGTAAGTCTGTACTTCAGTGCTGATGTTAGTAGTTCCACCGTAGTTCTCGTCTTGAGAAGCAACGTTAACAACTGCAGAGCCAGATCCAGCTACGTCAGCAGAAGCGTTAGAACCGCCTACAGCGTAGTTGCCGAGAGGCTTGTAGAAGCGAACCTGACCGATGAAGTCTTCGCCGTTTGCGTTGATGTTAGCATCCATTCCTACTAATTGAGTAGAAACGATTTTCTTTGCACGAGTGTACATCTCATCGCTGTATGCAGAGATTGCTTTGTTCAGTGTGCCGAATGCACTTGAAGAAATAGCCATTGTGAATTTCCTTTTTGAAAAGTTAAGTTAGTTGTGTTAAAAAGTTAAGTTAAATCGATCGTCCATACTGATCATCGAAGTGTCCAGCGGCGGCGGCCGCCATTATTTCATCGGTGGTCATATCTGTGATAGATTTGTTAGAGTCAAAACCTCCAGTTGCAACGGACGTAGCCTGCTGTCCAGTTCCAGAGGATTGCTTTGGTTTAAATAAAAACTCTTTGTCATCGTCCTTTCGGAAGCTATCAATGAAGTCTTTTATTGAAGATCCTGTACGGTGTACCCACTGTCCTTCAGCATTCTGAGTCAGTTGGTCCACTACGTCACGATATGCAAAGTCAGCCGCAGTATCGTTTCGGAAATCCAAGCCTTTTAATGCATCACGGACTGCACTATCACGGGTTAGTTGTGTGATCTGCTTGTCGCGAGCTTCCAGCTTCGCACTCATTTCAGCCATCTTTAAATCTGAGGCTTCTTTGTGCTTACCTTCTTCTTCAAGACGTCCAATAGTAGCGGCTTTCTTTTCTTCCTCGAAAGCTACTGCTTTAGATACTGCTTCGTCTCTTTGACTATAGGCGCTGTTCAGCTTTTCCTTGATTCCAGCTAGTTGCTCATCTACTTGAGCCTGAACAATTTTAGCTAGTTCAGCTGAATCCATTGCTGGGGCTTGTTGTTCTACATTTGCTTCATTATTAAGTTCATTTTCGTTTGACATTTTATTGCTCCTAGGTCACAGACCTGTAAGATTATTATATTGTGAGTCGGGAACATCCCTATCACGAAGAGTTAGTTTAAGTGGATATCATGGTCCAATACCATACCAATCCCATCCTTCTGGAATTTCAGCGAGGATGTCTTTACGGGTAATACCGTCTTGCGGGTTTAAGAGGCCGTCATCAATTGCTTTCTGAACTAGCCGCTTGTAAGACTCATCTGTGAGTCCACGTTTCCTCATTTCCTTGAGAGTGTTTAAGAGTGAGTCGCCTTCTATCGCATCGCCATAAATGTCCCGAAGGGCAAATTTAGCTTTGACAGAGTGACCTAAGTTAGTGAAGAAGCCATCGTGAATGGTAGCAGTCTGAATACGATTCTTCTTGCCCCATAGGTGAAATCTCCTAACTATACTGGCATCATTCATATGATTACCATTTACTCCCAAACCACTACGAGCGCCAATTATCGACTGATGACCAACAAACTTACTGTCTGTTACTGTGTCCTCGTATATGTTTGAGACTTTTCGTCCAGTTACAGGATCTTTAAATTCAATCCGTTCTTGAACGACTGGTCTATATCGTTGAAATAACAACTTACCATCCATCGTGACCCAAGGGATATCAACCTTATTGGATTCCGTGATGTAAGTAGTCGCAACCTCTTTCCAGAAAGATACAAACTTCTCCGTTACTGGAGCAATATCTTTCAAGTGTCCTGACATGATTTCAGCAGTTTCTTTAAACTGTTGAGGACCTATCAGTCCACCTTTGACGTTGGTCAACTTTCTAACAAACAACTCTGAGTCGGGATGCATGTCCTGTGCCATAGCAATGAGTCTGTTCCCGATTGGAGCGTTGTTATTAATAGCGTAGTTGATCTCACCTTTTAATTCTTTGAGTGAGAGCGAAACGGAAGTTAATCCGTCTGCATCTGCTTTCGCAACCTGAAGGTCTAACTGTTTGTTAAACGTCCGTAGTTCAGAAGCGGATACAACTGTATATCCTTTCTTAGCAAGTGCTTTTGCTAATTTCATCTCAATAGCACCTGCCTGCGTAGCTTGTCCAGCACCATAGAATGCAACCATCGATTGACCTTTGGCTCCTTTTGCAAGGTCACCAAAACTAATGTCGTTTCCGATAGGATTAATTTTCCTAAATCGGGGGTCTGACATTGTGCGTTCTGCAACCAGATCGTACAGGCGATTCTTTCGGCTTGTAGCTACTACGTTTGAGGCTTCCGCTAATGCTCTGTCTCTTGTCGTTAAGGCAATCAACTGC